GTACGGTATTACGCACTGAAAAGTAAACTGTCGGTAATAAAATTTTCCCCCGCCTGCTGGAAACAGAAAGGGTACATAAACTTTACCGAGAAACTATTCAGATCTCTTTTTTATTTAGAGGCACCCCCAGCGGGTCCTACCAGGCGACCGCTCCGCCTGGCTTTTTACGACTTCCTTATGGCTTAAGGTTGAGGGAAAGGCCTCGAGGTGTACGCATATAAAATGGGTACAGCCAAAAAGAAGAAGGTCGTGAAATCAGTCCCCACACAATAATGCCTTTGCATCACTATGTTGTGACCAGGACTTATCGTAGTAGAGGGCTGCTTTAAAAGCACCCTCACTTGATATGATTCTTTGTCGGTGTCGTCAGCTGAGTCTCCAACGACGTAGTGACGAACATTTGTTCCAACGAATCGTGTCCGGTAATAATGGGGACATTCCACAGCAATCCCAGTTTGGGTTCGCGTGTTGTTTAGTGATTGTCCAGCTGATCCTTGAGGCTGGCCTTGGAACACAAAAGGTGTCCCGCCAACATTCCAATCGGAACCAACAATGTCAATTCCGAACAATTGGATGTTGCCACCACCTTGGCGCGGAACGCCAGCAGTTTCTCTATCTACACGAACAGTGTTAAGAGTAGTGGTAGTGGAACCAGCAAGATCAAAGTTGTACTGCCAACGCATAGAACCTCGCATACCCACAAAACACGGAACTAAATCCGAAAATGCTGTGTGGGAAGTGAAGTTGTATGGGACAGCTGGGCCAGCATTGATGCTTTGAGCAAAGAAGAATCCCTTAGGATCATATCCTATTGGAGAGGGATATTTTGTTTGCTGAATAGCAACAACATACAAATTGGCATTACCATCATATGGAATACTGCCAAGTGTAAATGCTTGCTCACAATTGGTACGTCGCAACAGAACACGGAGTGATTTTACACACTCCCCCGCATAAACGGAGTATTGCTCTGGTACAACAGTTTTGGGTTTATCACCCTGTATGGCGATACAATCCCCAGTTTCTTGCCATTCACCGCTTTGAGCGACGAAATATGACATATCAAGGGGAATCTGATTTTCAGGATTGCAAAATTCAAGATTAGAACATCCTTTCACAAAAACCATCAACTGTACAGTTGAAGTGGCAACGGGAGAGGAAAGTTCATTTAAAACTCGAATTGTAATCTGGCCATTTGTATAACCATCAGCAGTCTCATCGGCAAAGATATCACCAGTCACACGAAAATAATTTCGCTTCGCAGTGAGATCTCTAACTTGCAACCAATGCAAAGCCTGTAGATAGCTGACACGAAAAGAGACATTCATATCGGGCTCCAAATCGATAATCTTTGTAAACGAAGTTGACGTTGTCGCACTATTCGAAACAAGATTAGCTGTAGGATCCCAAGTTATTCGCAAACGTCCTTTATGGTACTGAGTACAAACAGCCTGAATCCGAAACTCAATGTCGCCTCGCCAATATTTGAATTGTTGCGCTACCATAGCCATAGGAGTCAAAAACAACGGTTGAGAATTGTTTGAGAAAGAAATGGGAGTACGGTACATAGTTGGCTGAACAGGGCAAGAAAAGATGATGGTGTCAGTCGAAAGACTGCTATTCCACGTCGTCGTTGCCAACAACGCTTCTTTACCACAAATGTAGTTAAGACTCATCTCATCACCTTCACCCAAACCAACCGTCCGAGGATCGATGCACAACTCATTCTTTGGATCGAGCGTGAGCTTATCAAAAGCATCACTAACCTCAGTGCTCGGGAAACTATGAAAGGGTGCATTGCGCACGGGAGTCACATTGCATATAACAGGTGGATTAGTCCACCCAAAAATCTTTGCCAAATGCGAAACGGCGCTAGCTCCCAACTCAGTAACCCTTGCAAAAGGTCCAATGACAGGCACCTCAGTGAGATAGCCCGCCGCTGAAGCAACAACAGAGGAGACCTTTTCAACTGGTCCAACTGAATATTCATCATTCTGTTGACCACTCTTCTTGCCTTTCTTTTTCTGGGGTTTACCAGATTGAACTGCAAGGTTAAAAGTGGGACCAGTCAGTTTAACGTTGTCCATCCATGCATAGATGTTAACATTGATAGTATCACCTGTCACACCATTAGCATTTTGGAGTGGAACAACTTCATAGACCTCCAAATTGCCCATTTCTTGGATTCTCACAGCAGCAGTAATATCAAGCCAGTTCTTATGGTAGAAAAATGGTAACTCCATCTCACCAGCCTGGTTATTCTGAGGTAGAACCCATATATGGGGCTTCTGGGAAAGTTGTGTAGGCAAATCAGCACTAGCTGCAATCAACGCATCATCACTATAAAATGCTGGTAATGGAGTGTAAGCCAGCAAAAGTGATCCATAATAAAATGGAGAAGCATTAACAACTGCTTTAACGTGCAAATTGCCACACAGAAAATTGTAATTGTCGATCTTCCTCTTAATAACCGGATTGTTCAAGAAAAGATACCATGGTAATAACACAGAATTAGGTGCAGCAGCACCTTCAGTCCATGTAATAGTATCAATCAAAACTGGTCGTGAAAGAAAATCAGCAAGCTCTGCGCTAGGTGTATAATCATTTGTAAACGTAGGATCAACAATAGGAGCAAATTCAACCATCGGAGATGGAGTGTCCCCCTTAAACTCGACTACCTGCTCACGTGTGGTATTAACCATATCTGTGAGCAAAGAGGTCGACTGGGGAGTAGTCTCTTCTGGATTGCCCTTGTTGGATGTAACGTTTCCAGAGGATTTATCCTCAGGAATAACAACAGTATCACCTGCTTGAGCTTCAAAAAGCAAATCATCAGCGGGATGGTGTCTAATGACACTGTCCCACATTGAGAGCCCACTAGGAACTTGCTCCCGTTCCATAATAGTGGGGCCTTGGTTTTCAACACCTCCTGAGCATGTTACGTTTTCGTCCGTCGACAGCATGTTATGTGTACTTTTTGGATCTACATCGTCAGGCGGCACATCCTCGCAGCTATCGGACACAGACTTATGCAATAAACTCTCCTGCTCCTCCTCCACAGACAGTGACTTACAAGTTATATCATATGAAAGATTGCACAGAAGTACTGCCAAATCGTGCGGGACAGTTCCCTGCGAGTGCCTACCCACTATATCCTGGGGATTGAAACCTAATTTTGCTGAGAGCATCACATATCGTTTATACAAAATAATCCAATTTGGAATAATCTGTATTTGTGGTGCATATTCGTCGAGCTCAAACTCGACCACTACACGCTTTAAGAACTCAGCTTGTTTTCTATAAACGTGCAATCCATACCAAAAATATTCATCCATTGCGGTGCGAATTACTTGGGCAGCGTGTTCCTTTGGATGAACGCCCCGCTCATTCACGCGCATTGTAAGCATCTTCGATATAGAACTATGATCCAGTCTACCAACAACCATGCCAACATCAACATCATAAACGAAACCTCTCTTTAAAAAGGTTGCCTCGTTGATGTGAATATATGGCACGCTCTCAGAATCTTTATCGGCCATTGTATAAACAATACCAATATCTGCAAGAGCGCTTTGGATGGCAGTATGATTGAACCAAGGTGTATGTTTAGAGACCCCCATAATGTTGTCATCACCATAAGTGAGAAGATGAACATACTTCTGGAAGTCTTTGACTGAACCATCAATAGTTGTACCTCTACCTAATCGCATGTACGCATAACGCATGTACAGCGAGTTGGCAAGAGAATTGATAATAACAGTCAGGGGGTGGCCGGAGGGATTTGTTCCGTTAAACTGAACAAGATCACTCCGCATATCCACATTAGGAAAAGCGGTGTCCTCCATAATACAAGACACAACCATGAGGTCTTCTTGGGTGTATCCAGCGTGCTCACACAACTTGAGAATAATTCCAAAAGCTGCACGAATAACACATGGAGGCATCGTCTTATCAAAAGCAGAATAATCACCTGCAACAATAGTATCATCTCCAAAATGAGTCAAGTGCTCAAAAATTTCATTCCACTGTGCAGATTGTGCCACAGCGCCCACCGCACACTCAAACGTATACCTATTCCTCTGTACCACTCGAATGACTGACAACAAATATTGTCGAACAACCAATGTGTAATCGAGAGGTGCACCACAGAAAACTCGCGTCTTCTTCTGTGCAATCTTTGCCAAAGAAACAGGTTCATCTTTAAGATGTGCCGTAAACACAGGGTTTCCCCTAAACCCTTTCTTATATGTCTCCAACAATTCGTTATACCGTCTCTTAACGGAATCATCAAAATCAATTGGATCCATATAATCATCGAATGGTTCTAGCTTTTTGATAACAAACTGTTTCGATTTACACCAAGGGTATCCGGCGGATGATTTTCTATTGATTTTATCCACATAAGAAACACCAGGTGCACCGTTGACAGCCGTATTGTAATCGTAAACTTGAATCAATCGGATTTCAGACTCCGGTAAAGCCTCCAATATATTGTCCAAAAACGCTTCAGCACATTGGTGCAGACCAACTTGGTCTATATGCTGATTCGTGTTGAACATCTTATCCATGGCTATTCTCCAGGGTCGCCAAGAGTCCATGACAGGTGGACCAGTGTTATAATCAATTGGAAATAAAGATTCGTTAGAATTTCGAACAACATAATCCCCAATGATAGTTGGTTCCACACGGGACTTTAGCCTAACAGTGTACGGTCGCAAAGACCCATACACTTGACCATCCCCGTCACGAATATAACGCAAGCCACTCTTTGGATGCAGAGGCAACAACTTCTTCTCTAAATTCGGTTCACCACTCTGAACGAGTATACCACCAAAATGAGCCAAAGCCCTATCAATATCCTTGCGGATGATGGGCGTTGATAAAGCGTATTCGCCTTTACCTCCAACATGTATCCCTAAAGCCACAGGTCCAGTGCTAGGCAATTTAGCCCACACTAAAGAACCACACTCTCCTTCGAAAGTAGGTTCTATAACAGACCCTAAGTAACAGGTGTACAAGTCGTCCATGCCTTTATCAGGACTCTTAATTCGAGCACTTTTTGACACAGCACACTTGAGGCTGCGCGTTTTCAACTTACCACTATTATCACGTCCCATAATAAACCCATCAAAATGTTTTTCAAAAACTTCTTTAAGGAAATATGGGATGATTGACTTCTTTGGTGGCAAGTCAGGAATCTCAATAAACACAAGATCCCTTTCGGGCACAGCAAACATGCGAGGATTCTTGATAAATCGATTCTCAGTCAGTCCAGGGACATCAGGAGATTTGATAATTTCAATTTTGTCAATACCTCTATGCATGTAATGGTTATTTGTGACCCAAAGATGACCACCCAGTGCTAAAATACGACCGGGAAGCATCTTGCCATCACTGTAAACACGCATTGAGCATAACTGCTGTGCGAAGACATTCTTCAATCTATTAACAGTCTCCGTGCTTTTTGAGAGAATCTGAGGAGACAAATCAAAAGTAGAAAGTTTGAATGCTTCATTCTTCCAAACATTTGGCGGCTCATTATCTGTTACCACGGGTTTACCCATGGTACTTCCTTGAGCACCGAATGATGGTTGGAAGTAACGAATCGTGCGCCACAGTGCCAACAGAAAGCTCAATATGCCTACCCATTTGAGTAACACATAAGCTTTTCCATATGTAACGGCGCGAATACGATCCGTCATTGTCCTCAACAAACGACGTTGCATAATAACGATACCCTGCATGACAAAGTCTCTAAACCACCTAACAAAGAACGGTGGTGTGTTATCAACACAAACTCTATCTAACAGAAGTATAATTGCCATCATAGAAACAGTCGTAAGAGAGAGAAGAAGATAAATCATGTAATACCAAAAGCTCCTAGCGGACCATTCAGTAATTGTGCCACATTGAACAGCGACACAACACACTTCATTTTCATTCTTCGGACCGAAACAAGTGTCGCATATCTCAACTGTTTCAAGGTTGCTCAGAGATCGATCAATTTTATCCTCTCTCTGAAGATGCTCACTAACAGTTTGGCCAAACCATTTCACAAAAGCGTTGATATCATCAAAACGCTTGTGAACAACGGCTTTAGCCAATTGTCTGTCTCGGCTGCCAGACACAGGTTCTACCTCTTTGATAATGAAATTCCACAAATTGGGATATTCACCATCTACTACTGGTGGAACTTTTGCTGAGTCCAACATGAAAAATCCTTCTTTTTTTATCGCATATTGCTCTTTAACAACAGGAACTATTATATAACGGAACCTGCGCATAATTGCAAAAGGACAATTAAAGTAGAATTGGGCGCACAAATCTTCAGTGTTCGTTGTCCCTATAACCAGCTTTGCGAGACATGGGGTTTTACCCTTGTCTTCAAGCGCAGCTTGTCGTGGTAAATAAGGAACATTGTTTATAACTCTCAGGATCTCCTTAAGAGTCTCATCAGTATCCGAAGACTTGTCAGGATGTTTACACGCAATGTCGTCCAAACAGACAAACCATTTAGATGACGTGAAACCATCCCAATTATCGTTCTCTGCATTTAACACAAACTTAAAATCTGCACCAGCCTTTAATGGTTTACCCAGGCTAGTGGAGACTTTAGCATAGTGGTGATACAACAAATCTGTAAGATAACTTTTTCCCACAGAAGAACTCGCTGCCAAAAGAAAGGCTAGCGGAGCCGGTCTCTTACGCAAGACTGAACGTGCAGCAAGAAGACGAGAACGTGTCAATTGTAAAGAAGCAAGCAAATTTTTAATCACTCTCTTTTCTCCAGGATACATCTCCTTAGAGTACTTGAGCATACTTACTCCTTCGTCAATAACTGAATCCATATCCAATTGATACTTATGTTCATCAATGTTGTGAAGCTCAGCATCATTTAGAAATTCAGCCTGGCGTATAAGAGCGTTGCTCTTATCCACCCACTTGTTCGTGCTATCTTCATCCATGAAGAAGTGATGGAAATTTCCAGTTTTCATGAAAATCCATCCTTTCTCACACATAAAGACAGCATATTCCAACATCAATTGGACAAAATCAACACTGTGATTCAGAGGAGACTTAGCAGCCTCATGAGCAAGAGTATCGAATCTATCCGAATGCTTAGAAATCTTTACATTCGCTTTTGAAAGGACGCCGAAACCTATCAGATAGGCTATCATCATCCGTGTTTTGAAGACGAATTGAGAATTCTTAACATTGTCAATGCCATGTATCATGTCTTTAAGACACGAAACAAAAGTTGGGGTTCCAGATTGTACATCGAAACCATCCCAAACAGCCAAAATACGCGTTAAAAGCGAAAAGGCTGATGTATGGATGAAGCTCTTGCCACCCAAAAATTGGGATTTAACAAAACCAACAGTTGCACACATCTTAGATTTCCTACTTGTGGCTTGAGAAAAATGATCAAGGAATATGACTATATTCTCCAGCAATGATACGATCTCCTCGGCATCTCTAAACCACTGGAAATTCCAATGGTTAATCAATTTGCTAAGAAGACCATATTGGTTGGAACGCATACCACGGATCTTGTTCATAAGCATATCAACGGAACCTAAAATGGTCCCATGCTCCTCATATCCATTCCGTTTGGTACGCGATTGAGTACTGTTTTCAAAATCTCCATCTTCATAAGGAGATGGAGAAGTTGCCCTAAGAGATGACACCGGTGTCTCTATAATAGGGGCTTGAATTAAGGTGTCGAATTGACCAGATTCATTTGACGTCTGCATGTAAGGTTACTTTTTCGATCTAAGCGGATAGCAACTCAACCTACAGGTATGTGAATGTAATAACTCATCTTTCAATTGTCTACGAGACCAGTGACATACATGTTGTAATCTCATAAGTCATTGATTGATGTGAGCTTTCCAGAGACATATTGATCCAATAGTGTCCACTCTCCTTATCGTCGGAATTGAAACCGTAAATGAAAAGGATGCTAAGTTCTTTTTCTTACTTCTTCAAGATGAATTCCTAATGCTTGACTTACAACTCCCTCGTGGGCATTTGCCCTAAGTTTCTCCTCTACTAACATTCGTATTCGAAGAGATAATCGGAAGCAGCCAACATTCGTTGGCACAAAGGTAATCCAAATTAAATTGGTAAAATCCTCCCTCAGCTGTGGAGGCAGATCCAATAGACTATAGTGATAGAACATTC